CCACCCGGACCACGGAAACCGTGATTCCACACTCGTGCCCACGGCAGGTCTTCACCTTCAACCGCAGGTAGGAAGCGGATCACCGCGTATCCGTTAGAAGTCTTGTCTAGTGCGGGCTTCCAAAATCGGTCGTCCTTGTAGGACTCTGAACGCTTGTTCAGTTTTTCCATTTCAGCCGCAAGGGACTGGTAGGAAGTGGGCGACTTGGAACGGCTCTTCATATCCTTGAAACTCATGCGTATCTCCTTGTACTATTTGTACTGTGTGTTGATGTGTTGACGAACAATTCAGACACAGGTATTTAGGAGCAATATACCCCAATACCTACGGCTTGTCAAGTGTCAAATAGGAAGTTTTGCCTTCTTGGGAAGCAGATTCAAATTCTGTCCTTCAGCCCGTATCTTTTCAATTATGGGCTTGTTCAGGAATTTAGCGGCTACTTGGGGTTCAATCCCGTACCGCTCACACACCGCAATCACGGAGTCAATATACGAAACTCCATATTTTTGAGCGTGTACTTCTACTTCTTTAGGAAACCGTGCATTGTTTACTTCCATATCCAACCTTTCGTTCATGCGTCATATTTAGCGTGCTGCATTCCACTGATGCGTTGGCAGCATCATACACGCAAAAACCGCGTTGTCAACGCTGAAATAATGCGATTTCTGTTTAAACGGTTTTGCAGAAGGAATGGGGCGTTTTACCCCTTAACCGTGCCGCCAGTCTATCCGCACCCCCAAATGCAGCACAGGGCATCCACGGCGGCTGTACAGCACGGAAATCCCTGTTTCCACCACCCTATGCCGTAGATTATGGGACTGCCTGTTATCGGACTTATTTGAGAGACAGCAGGTACTTGGTTTGGTTCAGCACCGCTAGCATCTCGTCCCGAATATTTGAAAGATCGGTATCATCGTCTTCCAAATACTTCAAGTATTTAGGAGGCGGCTATCCTTCCGATTAGAGCGTTCTGCGGATTTCCATAAGCCTTCGCTAAACCCTGCGTGGCGACCGTGTGCGTATCCCGTGGAATACGCCCGTCTGTAAAACCACATTTGGGCAGCAACGAATGCGGACAGCCCCGAAACAATAAGAAATACAATCTGTAGGTCTTCCATACTGGTATGTTGATTTGGGAAGAGTGTTGAACTAGGTCTTAACAATGAAAAATGGCGAAGGTTGGAATTGAACCAACGACTTATCCCGTATGAAAGGATTGTTCTGCCATCTGAACTACTTCGCCAAACAACAAACGCAGATTAAGTGAGCCTACGGAGATTCGAACTCCGGTCAAGAGGATGAAAGCCTCCTATCCTAGACCACTAGACGATAGGCCCGTAATCTGATCTTTTCAACCGCTGCGAGGGAAAGACCAGTAGAAACCTGAACGGTTCAGTAGGGGTATCCGTACTGACCGTAGTTAGGAACAACCACGGGAACCACAGGAACTGCACCGTAGCCACCATACGGCATACCCATACCAACACCACCCATGCCCATGCCACCGCCGTAGATTGGGCCGTAACCGTAATCACGCACATGAACCGACTGCTCGTTCGTGCCCGTGAAGTTGGGATTATAGTTGTAGCCATTGCTCTTGTTCACATAAGTCTCCACCTTGCCATCAGGCATGGTCACGGTTCGCGTGATGTCGGTTTGCGTGTAGCAACCAAAACCACAGAACAGGAAAGACGAAACAAGGGCAGTAGACGCGAATCGCATTTTGAATGTCTCCGTTTTCAGAAGTTTAGCGAACAATGAACTGACCACCACACACGGGATACACAGGCACAGCGCAACCACCGTAGTACGGAACCACAACGGCAGGATAGATGGGCGCACCGTAGCAGCGCGTGAACGGCGAGTACACAGGCACACAGCCGTAGCCAACAGGACTGCCGTAGCCACCGTAGCCACCACCGTAGCCGTAGCCACCGTAACCGCCGCCGTAGCCACTTGCAGCGTTCACACCGATGCCGCCGCCAATGTAACTGTTGGAAACCCTATAAGTTCCCTGCGGCGTATCAACCTTGGTGGTACTGTAGCCACCACCGAAGTTTACACCGATTGCGCTGCCCCCGTACTGCGCCGAAGCGGAAGAGGCGAACAGAGTAGATGTTGCGAGAACGGCAGAGGCTAGAAGAGTCTTGAGGTTCATGGATGAACTCCTTTCACATATATGTTACCACAAATCGGAGGGGTGTCAAGCCCCTAACGAGAATTCCGATTATTTGATTTGGGCTTGGTGCAACCACAGCGTCCGCCATTTCTAATTTTAGAAACGGCATTTTTTAAGAGTAAAGTTTTTAATTTATCCCGAGAAGACTTGGGGATTTTAGACATTTTGCTCCTAAACTATTTAGGAGTTTTCGTCGTTCAATTCCTCAAAAATTGTGATCCACTTGGGGTCTTCACCACGACGCAGATACGCAGCCTTGGAAAAACTCCACTCTTCACGCTCTTGAATCTTGTAACCGCTCTTGGTCTTCTTGGCGTAACGACGCGCAGCGTCTTGGTCTTCAAAGTATTCGTATTGCCTTGCATCGTTCATTGCACCAAACAATCCGCTAGAGGTCTTCCACACATCACCGGGGCGGTGCTTGTGTGCAGTAGTGGCACTTTCTCCACTCTTTTCCTGCTCGCCTGCGTGTTGTGGTTCGTCCTTGACATTAAACACAAACTTCTTGTTTGCGTGATCGCCCTTACGCAACTGCGAGAAGAATTGTGAAACCTTGTGCTTGGCTAGTTCAAGATTCTGTTGCCCTTCGCCCTTCTTGAAGCGCATAAGAACCTTGCCAACACCAGCACTTTCGTTTGTGCCGATATAGAAAAAGTCCTCATTGTTCTTGTACATCACGCTGTGTTGCTCGTAATGGCGACCCAACTGCACAATTTCAGACTTCTTGATTTGAGGAATCAGTAGACTCAACTCTTCCACAACGCCACCTTCTTCTTGGTAGCCGCCCTTCATCTCAATGTAGCCGTATCCCATCTTGCGAACACGAGCCTTGAGATCAGCGTGACGCTTCATGTTTTCTTCGTTGCTTAATCCGCCACGGAAAGAACTCACAATACCGAAATCCTTGCTATCGTCTTCCACATATTGGAAAACGCGAGACAGTTTGGCTTCAACTAGTGGAGTCTCGCTTGTGTCTTTGCGATTAATCCACTCGTTTAGTTCGTTTTGGTCAAGAAATTGTGAAAACTTCTTCATTTGAATGCTTCTCCTGATGGGGTAATACTATATTTAGCGGCAGTAGAGACTCGCCGTGCAGCATTACACCCTCATCTGTGGTGTACCAAATCTCTGAAAATGCACCAACACACCACGGCATACACCGTTCACACGGGCGTGCCATCCGCATTTGCCCCAAATTGTTGAAACGCACATTAAAAAGCACTAATCCCCGTTCAGGAGCGTCTAATTTCAAAAATGCGTCCAATTCAGAGTGCATTTCTTCAAACATATACCCCTTTTCCTTGGCTCGGGGGTGAGTTTTGAAGCGGTTGCACCCGATAGACACGATTCGCCCCTTGCGAAGAATGATAGAAATGTGCTTTTTCTGTCGTTTGATGTCCAAACACAGAGGATGCGCCATTTCTAGCAGTCTTTGGATGCGTTTCGCGTTCATAAAGAAAAGACGGCAAGAGGCGTTAGCCCCATGCCGCCCAAAAAGTATCAAATCACAGAGTCTTGCAGCAAGTATCGGTCTTGGACTCGCTATGGTACTCCATCTCACGATAGATGGAATCCGTAGTCATGTCAATCCGACGAGCAATCTTGCCGTTCTCGTCATCAATGTAACGATACGCAGCCTCAATATCACGACCGCGCTCATTCACTTCGTCCTGAATTGCATCAAAAGCGTGATCCATGCTCTGCTTCTGACCAGCAAGCACATAGAACACCACCGTAGTGCACAGGAAACTGTAGAACGCCATGAAAGTCTCCGCAGCGTTCAGGCTTTCCCCACCCTTCGCCCCGAACCACCAAAAACCACCGAAACCAATCACGCTCACTAGAGCGTATGTGCTGAAAATAGAAGTCTTGTTACGCATTTTGAATCTCCTTGAAAAAGTTTTGAACACAAAACACCCAAAGGGTGGGTGCGCGGAAGAATTTAGCATCCACACACCCACCCCTCACCACAGGTGTTTCTGATTAGGCGGTGAAGACCTTCACGGTCGCATCGCGCATACCCGAACCCAGACGCTTCGTCCAACGATTCAGCAGAATCGCAACGCCCTGCTCGCTGCACTTGAAGGTGTACGCACGACCCTCATCGGTGGGGCGGCTACGCACGAGGCTGATGTTGCTGCCGCTGATGCGATCAGCGAAAGCATCAAACTTGCCGTCGTTGCTGTTGTTGTACAGATTGACATTCACGGAAACGGTGTAGTTACGAGTCTTCATAGTGAAATCTCCAAAATCGGGCTTGTGATTGAAAGAGCCGTTAGGTGCTGCCCGTTAGCACCGTTGGCTGACTTGTACTCCCATAGTATAGCATCATTCGCCACGATGTCAATACCCTTGGGAGAGTTTTCTATATTTGTTTTGATTACTTGAATCAAATAGTCTCGGCGTTGCCCGACCACTTGATGTCGTGCAGGTATTCAAAATTTGCAGTAATTAGTTCACTAGTAATAAATGCCTGCATTTCCGAAAAACTCTTAAATTCACGCAGACAACCGCTGCTGTAAACTTTAAACAATCCCAAAGTTTTAAGCACATCGCATTTATTGATTACCAATTCCGTGCAACCTGATACTTGAACGGATTGCTTCAGGAAATCAAGATTCAACCAATTTACCAATCGCTTACGCCCTGTGGTTGAACCGTATTCACCACCCAATTCAATAATTCTGTTCAGCGCAGGATCGTCCCACAGGGATTCAGAGAACAGCGGATCAACACCACTCTTGGTGTCGTATGCTTTTGCAACTCCGATCAGACGCTTAATTTTCTGTGTGGGAAATCCAAGAGAGCAAGCACCGTAAGGCATGGTTGTGCTGCTTGTCACATACGGGTAATCGCCGTAGTCAATATCCAACCACACGCTCTGTGCGCCTTCGCACAGCACCTTGCCGTCCAATTCTCCGTCCCACAGCCATTGGGATTCAAACACATCAACTGCTCGCTTGCCGCAGCGAATCATCTTGTCTGAATAGCACGGTGCAATGCCCTGCCCTGTGGTTCCAAGATGCCCCAAGTGCCGCTTGTCGTAATCAATGTGTGCTTCGGTAATGATATGTGCAGCAGGAGAAATCTTTACAAGTGAAGTATCAAATCCTTCGCTGCGAAGATACCGAATCTCTTTGAAAAACTTGTCCGTGTTTATTACACAACCTGCACCAATCACACACCGCTTGCCTGCAAAAATGCCTGAAGGAATAATGTGGGTCTTGTGCTTCTTGCCGTTTACCCATACGGTGTGTCCTGCGTTTGGTCCGCCGTTCCATCGGCACACCCAATCGTATTTGGGGGCAAGAGCAGCGGCAATCTTGCCCTTGCCTTCATCACCCCACGCAAGACCGTAGACCACATCAACAGTTTCAATCATTACAGTCCCAACTCTTCGTCAAGTTGTGCGAGTCTATCCATTGCTTCCTCACGCTCTTTGGTTTCAAAACAATCCCATCCGCGTATCTTTGCGGTGTCCTGAAATTTCTTGCCAGTGTCTCCGCTTTGCCATGCACACACTTCTCGTCGTGCCTCGTCACGCTCACGCTTTGCTTCACGCAGAGCGAACGCTGCTTCGATGGACTTGTGGGTTTGCTCACGCAGTAGGGCTTCGGTGCGTTTAATAGCATCTGCCACGGCGTTCAGACGCACACCTTCGGGCAGGTAATACCCGTCGATCATGTAATCATTCTGTGCGATATAGATTAGGAAAGTGTCATCGCTCAATTCGTTGTAAGGGTTTTCAGGCATTGTCAATATCCTTGAAGCAGTCCCAACCACGGGAATCTGCAATTTCATACACTTCCTTCATGTCATGTGGATATGAAGTGGAACGGAACTGACAGATTTCCCTACGAGCCTCGTCACGCTCGGCGGTAATCACCCCACATTCAATGCGGAGCATGGAGCATTCCGTTTCAGCCTTTCGTAGATCGCGGTGCATCTCGTCGCGTTCCTTGCGGAGCCGATTGATCTGCTGTTCCATCTGCTGGTTCAGCACTCCGACAGGTTCGCAGGACATACAAGAACCTTCAAGACCTTTGAAGATTCTTGCGTATTTGGTTTGCGCTTCATCACGCTCCTCGCGCAACCGTTCAATTTCGTCTGCGGCTTCCCGACAATGCAGTTCCACAGAACGGTCATTGTGTAAGATGCTGCGTAACCAATCCACGATATCAGTCATAGTAATCTCCGTTTAGTGCCCCCAGCAGGACTTGAACCTGCAACCTACGAATTAAAAGTTCGCTACTCTACCAATTGAGTTATGGAGGCTGAATGTCTTTAGAACAGGCTAGGCTGATTTGATTCAGCGTCCCTGTGTGTGCGAATCCGCAAATCGTCCATTGCATCAGTCAACTTGAAAACCAAGTTTTCTAGTTCTGCAAGGGTGTAACTGTCCACCATCTCAATGGTGTCTACACCAAAAATTGCCATGCACGGCTTGTTGCCCTTGTGAGGATTCCGAACAATCTGTGTCTTGAAATGATTATCCATTGGTGTTCTCCTTGTTTAGCCACTTGTGGCGAGCAATCAGTCCAAATTCCTTTTTAATGGTCTTGCCTTCACGAAACGCTTCCATCATGTCCATGAGGAACATTGTAGTGTGTTCGTCTCCCGAAATCAAGACCTCATCGTGAAGAATCTCAAACAAATCCAAAGTTGCTTGGGCGGTAACAGGATATCGCGTTTCGTTGTGGGTATGAAACCACAGAGGCTTCTTTTGTGTTTTCTTGCTTATAGGCTTCTTCATCGCTTGAACAGATACTTTAGTCTGCTCCAAAGGTTTTCGTATAGAGGAAATCCCAAAACTCCACGCTTCAAACTGTCCTGCCATCCACACCCGTCAGTTGCTCGGCTATATTTCAAAATGCTTGCGGGCGGATACCGATCACTTATTTCTCGCCACGCATGGCACTCATCAGACAGGATACGAACCTGCCGCAGCAGTTCTTCCTGCCGTTCCAAAAACCGCTCTTGGCATTCGCGGTCACACAGGCACATTAGTCGCTGCCCCACACGGTGTTGAGTTGACGGTTTACGCGGATAAAAGTTGTGCACTTGCTCAAATCCTTGAGACGAGACGCACCCACATAGGTACACGCAGACCGCACACCACCAAGAATCTGCTGCATGACTCCACCAACCGAACCCACACAGGGAACCACAACCCTCTTGCCCTCTGCTGCACGATAGGTAGCCACGCCTCCTGAATGCTTTTCCATTGCAGTAGCGGAACTCATGCCGTAGAACTCCTTGCCGTCTTCTGTTGCTTCTCCTGCCGCTTCGTCCGTGCCTGCAAACATACCGCCAATCATTACAAAGTCTGCGCCTGCACCGAATGCCTTGGCTACATCACCGGGGCAGGTGCATCCACCGTCCGACAGCACATAACCGCCTAGTCCGTGTGCAGCATCAGCACATTCCATGATGCACGACAGTTGCGGATAGCCAACGCCTGCAACCTTTCGGGTGGTGCAGACTGATCCTGGGCCAATTCCAATCTTGACAATGTTTGCACCTGCAAGAATCAGGGCTTCAGTCATTTCTCGTGTCACCACATTGCCTGCAATCAGAATGTGATCGGGAAACAGCCCACGAATGGTACGCACATAATTCACAAACTTTTCGGTGTATCCGTTAGCCACATCAATACAGATAAACTTGATAGACTTGTGGCGATTCAGAATCCGTTCAGCCTTTTGGATTTCTTGCATACTGGAATTGGCATCACCCATTCCGATTGTGTACACCACATTGGGTGGGCAAGAGTAATCGGTCTGCCAACCGTACATGAAATTGTCCCATTGGGCTTCTGTGTAGTACTTGTGAATACCACACAGAGCATTAAACTCCGACAGCGCACCAGCCATTTGGAATGTGCCAACAGTATCCATGTTGGCAGCAACAACAGGAACACCTGCCCATTGGGACTGCACATTGTCTGGAAGTCTGAATGTAAAACTTCGGGTTGTGTCAACCTTGCTGCGACTGTCCAAATTACTGCGCTTTGGGCGAATCAGCACATCAGCGAAATCCAACTTTACATCGTCTTCAATCTTCATGGTGTACTCCTTTCACAATGCGGGTTGGGAGAATTGAACTCCCGTGACGGGTTTGGAAAACCCGCGTAATAGCCTCTATACGAAACCCGCAACTACTTATCTTGCACGGGAACTGACCCGTGCTGCCCTCCGAAGGTTTTCACGATCATCCGCACGAACCGCAACAAATTCAGGTGCAGTCTTGTGCGACCAATCCATAAATCCAACAAATCCCACCTCACGGGAACACCGCACACAGGTAGTGGTGTGTGGCAGTGCTTCAAGCCGAAGTGGCGGAATAGTGTTTCCGCAAGTGTCACAATTACGCATGGGCGTACCTCGTAAATGATTGCTTGATTGTACGGCACTCCACCTTGGCTGCGCCGTCCTTGTGCATTCGTCGCTGCTTGATGATAGCCTTGTTCCACCCGTAGGGCTTGCACACCTGTTGGCGGCTACGGGCGACTGCTGCGCCTTCACGCTCGGCTTCAAGATCAATAGGGTCTAGAACTCGCTTTGGCATACACAGAGTATACCCTAGAAAGAGCAGATGTCAAGTGGCAGAGTATTTGATTGTAATATTTAACTTGATTATTTAAGAAAGAACTGCACCAGTAAATCCGCTACCCAAAGAAATTCCCCAAATCTGAAGTTGATAGATTTGAGTAGTTCCTGTGGGAACCAATACACGGGTAAATGCAGTTGTTCCGTTTGCACGGTAAGTAACCAAATCAGCGGTATTTCCCGAGGCAATTGTATTGGTTAACAATACACCTTTATTTTTTCCAAACGAAGCCGAGGCGTTGGTGTTTGGAAATGGAACTGCTTCTCTGTAAAAGTTCATAGGTTTCCTCCGTGTCCAATATGTATAAAAGAAAAGGAGCCTTGCGGCTCCTCTTCCTGCCCGTTCAGATGCGGGAGGGCTTTCCCCACGGCTTCAAGCCGCCATTGCCAGTCTGTTGGCAATTATGGTTTACAACCCGTTTTTAACGAGGCGCGTTGCAGACCCCGAATGCCTCTTGCTTCTGTACTCCACGCCAGTCGAATGCCTGTACAGCCCCAGAAAGATTTAGTGGAGCGGAGGGGAATCGAACCCCTGTCCTGATCGTGTTTCTATCTGCCGTCAACAGCATTACTGATATTTAGCCGTTTCTCGCTTCCACTTCTCTTCCACTCTGTGTGGCATGGGAAAGTGCTTGCACAAGCGGTGTGCCTGAAGACGAACGGCTCGTGGCACACGGGGAGTCTTCTTGGGGTCAAGCAGATCGTAAAGAAACTGCCGAACCCCATTCAGACTATTCACTTCTTCATGTGGTAGTGTCACGCTGCGCTTCCTGCACTGCCTTGAGCAGATCGGTGTACATTTTCTTCCATGTCTTGAGCGGAAGAAATACCGGATGCCCTGCGGATTCATCCCATATCCACCAGCCCTTGGCAATTTCAGACAAGTACTTGAACATAGCCGCATCAAGAGCGTGAACACCCTCGTCGCCACTTTCCCACTTGAGAATCATGCCCCAAATGGTTACTTCAAGACTGTCTTGCCAACCTGCCTGATAAGCGTCTTCGCTCCAATCACGCATTACGCGGAGTAGTGCGTGTCTTGCGATTTCGCTTTCGCTTGGTGTTTTTCTTTTTGTCTTTGCCAAAAATAGCCTCCCAATTCTTTGACCAAAGTGCGTAATCAATTGGACGATACCTGTCACCTTTGCCTGCCGAATGCTTACCGCCCATGAGAAACAACAGGGCTAGAAGGTGCGGGCTTTGGTGCGTCAATCTGACGCATTGCGTCTGCAAGAATTTCGTTGATCTGCTGATTGAAGGTCAAGTTGTTGGCATGAGCCATCTTGGCAATTCGTAGAAAAGCGGCATCGCCAATCTGCATGTCTAGTGAAATGGTTGTCTTCTTTGGTGTTGTCATTTTATTCTCCAAGGTCTTTATCGTTCAAGGTGTATGAAACAATCTCACGCGCACACTCACTTACCCACAACTCGTGTGGGTTGCATCCCCAATCCTTTACGGCACGAAGGATAAGTGTATTTAGATCAGTATCCTTGTCAATGATTTCATCCACCATTCCCTCACGGGCGGCTTGGCGGGTTGCAAGGCACAAGCCCCACATACCCCGATCAATGTAATCAATAATTGCGTGCTTGGTGTATGCGTCTTCGTATGCGTTAGTGTGCATGGTTTCCTTTCGTGAATAGGCGGTTCAGGTGTCGATCCTGAATGAATCGGGTATAAGCCGATCTGCGAAGCCGTCCGCCCACCGCCCAGTGGTTGCCCTAGTATAGACGCATATAGGCGTTCTGTCTATAGGCAAGTGCAGATTTTGTTATATTTTAGAGAAGAATTTTCAAACCCTGATTTGAATCATTTCTTTTGAGAGATTACTTCTGCCGACGAGTCTTGCTGACCGGCTTCTTGCGGCTCTTGATGCGCTTGCTGCGAGCCGCCTTTACCCGAGTCACAACCACTTCTTCAACAGGAGTCTCTGTGGGCTTGTAGTAGTCCGAAAAAAGATCGTCCGTATAGGTTTCGTACTTGGTCTTGGCTTCCTTGCGACCTTCCCACCACTGCCACACAGCCAACACCAGAGCCGAACCCATACCCGCACCCAAAATGAAAAATCCAGCATCAGTCAACATTTTCGCAATCCTTTTCTGTAAGAGAAATCCTAGACTTCTTGTTCACAACATGACCTGAAGCGGTCTTGAGCAGGTAGTTACTCTTCTGCCTGTCTTCGTCGTGACCCAATCTGTAATTCAGTTCGCCAATTCCTGCCTCACGCAGACGGGACTCACACGCTTGCAGCATATCAGCCACCACTTGGTGAGTCAATGCACACGCGCTGGCTTCGTCAAGATTTAGTGGAATGTCAATGTGCAGTCTGTACATTTTTACTTTCTATTGTCTTTGAACAGCAGTTCCCACGCAAACCATCCGCAAGCCACCGCAACAACAGCAGCCATAAACGACTGCAACAAACCCCAAACCATTTGGCTCATCTCCATTTCGCAGCCTTTTCAATACGAGAAATATACTCACTCATTTTTTGCTTTAGTTCTATATTTTCTTCACGCAACATCTTTGCGTCTTCCAAAGCCAAATGGAGTGAGGTGTTTTCCAAAACCAATGCGTCGTACTTATTCTTAAGTTCCGCATTGATTCGCATCATTTCCTTGATCTTGTCCAACGCTGCATTCATTTGATAAGCGTATCCGCTCATGGTGTTTGCGTCTCCGATGGGTAGTCAAAACGGGCTTCATGCCAAGTCTTGTGCACCAACATGCCGTCCCAAGACGGACTCCAATACCAGCCGTCACGAAGTTCATCCCCCGTGAGTTGGAGTGTGGTATCACCCATTAGTTGGTCGTATCGCGTTTCGGTCATGCCGTGGCAATCCCAATCAAAGTTTTCACAGGTCATCGCTTCCTCCGCAATCCAACCAGTGCTGCACACAGCAATACGACAACCGATGCAGGTGCAGGCACAGGGTCTTCACTTTCAGGAGTGCCCATATACGGCACAGCAGGTGTACCGGGCGTGAGTGGCACACTCATACAGAAGCCTTCAATCCGATCAAAAGTAACGGAGAACGAAAACGCTTGATCGCTGAATTGGTACACACCCACGAGTTGATCGTTCAGGAACAGTTTGTAAATCCACAATCCGATGGCTTCACCTGTAAGCATGGTGGAATTGTAACTAGCCAAAGCATTGGAGTGCCCACTAATAGACGCACCAAATTCTGTGGGCATGGTGAGTGCTGCCTTGAACAGCGGCGGCTCACAATAGGTTTGTGTGGTGTAGGTGGAACCTTGGTAACTAGCGGTGTACGGCTTGTTGCCGCTGCCGTAAAAGATAGAGGAAAATCCCATTAGTCTGTCTCCACAAGCACATAGGCGTAGTCGGGCTTGTCCATAGTCTTGACCCAATGGGAACCTGTCAGCCCAAGCAGTTCCACTGCTGTTTCTGGGTCTACACTCTTGACGCTCTTGATGATCGCGTGTTCACGCACGCACGGCAGATCGCCCACATTCAGAGACAGGGATTCACCCGTCATCAAGAACGGGCCACCTTCAAAGTCCACCATAGTGGAACCGGTTTGCGGATCACCGCCACCACGCAGGTAGTGGGTCTGACCCTCAATCAAGTACCGAGTAGAATCAATTCGGGTAATGGAACGGTGTTGCCCGTACCGTGACGCGAAAGCGTATGAAGGAGAAGGAGTGTTCATGCCTTAAAGATACCACATATTTGCGTGGAGTCAACCCTCTGTACCAGTTTTTCCAATATTTGGTTGTGGTAGTGGGTGGTAATTTATGAGAACTCGTGTGTGTCCGTCCACGGGTGAGGGTAAAACCAGTATTCCAGTAATTATTCCAAACACAGGAATTCCCAAAGTAATTAATGGAGTTCCAATTCCAAAAGTTGGGCTGTCGTCCAGCGTGACGCTGTAAACTAAACTGTTTTCTGTGGAAGTACGGAGTATTGGGGACGGTGTGGTAAGCAGCAGTTGGCTGTGGGAGAGCGTGGTGAACACTCTTTCTGCTTTCTTGGTGGGGCTAATCCCCATAAAAGAACGAGAACAAAACGGTTCTTGTGGTGTGTTCATCGTGAGTATGGAAGAGTGTTGTTGTGGTCCAGAAGTGTTTGAAGAGAATCATCCTTCAACCCGGACACTGTTACTTATGCGTCTCAAATATACAACCCAATATAAAAGTGTATATTTCAACGAGATTGTATTTTTGATTCGTAGGCAAGAATCTTTTCGCGCAGCACTTCCATTGTCTGCGCCAGTTCTCGCCAACCCACATTGTCCATCAGGTACGACTCGTAGTCCTTTACCGCATCACGGGCAGCGTCTAGGAGTTCCTGTGTTGGATTCTTGTCTCTGTCTTTGTCGTGGCGTGGCATGGTGGTTTACCCCCATAGAATGCGTTTTAGCAACCTTTCCCACCACGACAGGAGGGGCGGCATTAGTGGCGGCTCTTCCTTCGCTTTCAAATAACCTAACTTTTTGAGTTCGCGTGTCTCCAAAAATTCGTAGCGTAACAGTTCTCGTATCTGCTGGGGCAGTATCATTTGAGTACTTTCGGAATACGCCAACTTTGCAAATTCCAAAAGTGCGTCAATACTCCGTCCCTTGTGAACAATTTTCCAAGTCTCGCCGCCGTCGTGTGATTCGCATAAACCGTAAAGCCCACCCCCGTC